ACGATGAAAACAGCTACGGACGCGCCTGTTCAAAGGGTTGTAAGCTCGACCGTTCCCGGTTCACAAAGAGGGCGGACCTTTCGCAGATAGGGGACGCCACTTAAATGACACGACGAACCGAAGCCGTGATAGTCGTCTTGTTGATGTGCCTATGGTTCCTAGCGGCCCGCAGGTCTATTCAATGGGTCCACGACGCACAAACGGCTCAGTATTACGACGGATGCCGGGACTCGCTACTTGTCTTAGCCGATAGAATGACGCGGGGGAAGGCGTGAACGCCATAAAATCCGCCGTCGTCCTTGTCCTCCTCTCTATTCCGTGGAGCCTATTGATAGGGAGGCTGTTGTGGATCAAGTTTACGAGGGACAAAGGCCAGACGAGGACTGGCCTATAATTTGGCAGGTAGCACAAAGGTAATGCTCTCGGCTGTTAACCGAGTGATTGAAGGTTCGATCCCTTCCCTGCCAGTTCTCCGACTCCCGCAGGAAGTCGGACCCCGGCGACCGCGTCCCATGATGGGACGGTTTCCAGTCAGGAAGCCCGCCGGGACAATTTGAAATCGAAGTAAGGAGGGAAACTTTAAAAGCGAAGCCGTGAAAGCGTTGGAAGTGGAAATTCAGGAGTTGAGCGACAAGATGGAGAACTTGGCGAAGGCGCGGGCCTTGCTTGTTTACCCGAAGGAGAAGAAACCCCGGAAGGTCTACAAGAAGCGGGAGCCGAAGGTTGAAAAGCCCGTCAAGGCGTATGAGCCGCCGCTTATGACAAGGAAAGTAAAGGCGACGAAACCCGTTACGGGTGGGACGTTGGACGCTGTTAAAAGTTCGGCCACCTAACGGCCTCGCCCCTGTAGCTCAGATGGTAGAGCGTTGCACGGTCCGAGGTTCGATCCCTCGCAGGGGCTAAATTTGTTGTTGACAACGATAAAATGGAGAGCAATAATATGGGCATGAACCCAGGCATGGGGCAGGACAATCTAAACGGCGGTGTGCTTTTCCATTTGGGGGGAAAGCATACCGCTTTTACTTTGCCCCCCTCCGTTTCCCATGCCTGGGTCGGAGGGGGGTCTATTTTTATGAAGGAAATTAAACCGGTCTTCATTGGGTTTGAAGGGAAACGTAGGAGCCATAAAACAGGATGGTTCTTGTGTCGATGCGGTCATGTTTTTATGTGTATGATTTACAGCGTTGACGGAGGCAATACCCGTTCATGTGGATGTTTGAAAAAGGAACTAACAAGTATTCGACGGACAACCCACGGAGAAACTAGGGGTAGAAAGTCGAGTCCAGAATATCGGTCTTGGGCGAAAATGCTTGAACGTTGCAGGTATGAAAAGGGGAACCGATATTCAAGATATGGTGGACGTGGTATTTCAGTATGCGAACGGTGGTCTAAATCGTTTGAGATGTTCCTAAAAGACATGGGTAGGAAACCGGATTCATATTACAGTATCGACAGGATCGACAACGACGGAAATTATGAGCCAAGTAATTGCCGGTGGGCGACACCGAAAGATCAAGCTAACAATAGGAGAAAAGCAAATGTCTGAATTGAAAGACGGTGAAATAGTTGAGCGTGTCGAACAGCCCCTGGCGATTGCCGATGGACTGCTGAACGAGGAGGCTATCCGACGGGCGGAGATGATGGTGGAAGGCGTCAAGAAGATCAAGGCCATTTCCATCAAAGTGACGAACTACTCGGATTGGAGTCTCCAAAGCGGTAAGCCTTACCTCGAAAACATGGGGTGCATGAAAATCGCCCAACTTTGGGGCGTGAACTTCCTGGGACGAAAATTCATGCCTGAGAGTGGGGAGCGCATTTCCGATGCGAACGGTGACTATATCCTTTTCACCGTCCAGGGGGGTGCGGAATTCAAAGGGCGGACGGTTGAGGACATCGGGACTTGTTCCACTCGGGACGAGTTTTTCGGTCGGTCGGGAGGCAAGGCGAAGCCATTGCAAGACGTGGATTTGACGGATGTGAAGAAAAAGGCCGTCACGAACTTGCAGGGCCGTCTCCTAAAGAAAATCCTCGGTCTGAGTTATACAATCGAGGAATTGCGGGAGTCCGGCATTGACCTGGAAAAGGTTGGGAAGGTGGACTACGCCGGGGGCGGTGCGGGCGGCGGGAAGATCAGCGAGGCGCAAGGGAAACGATTGTTTGCCATCCTCATGAGCGGATCACAGGGGGACGAAGATAAAAACTCACGGCAAGAAGCCCTAAAATCGTTCATGAAGTCGAACTACAAAGTGGAACATACGAAAGAAATTGATCGTCCCGCCTACGACGCGATTTGTGCGCAAGCGGAGGCCATCGCAAAGCAAGCGAACGTAAAAAGCTCATGAACACCGACACCACTCCCGCCGTCGAACTGGCCGACGCCATTATCACGCGGCGGCGGGAGGCATTGGAAAGGAAAATCACGGCCTACCAGAGAAAGAATTCCATACTCTCGGATATTGGGGACTGTGAACGGCAGATGTGTTACTCCGTCTTGGATTGGGACAAGCGGCCCATGCACGACGCCGATTTACAAGCCCGATTCGACGCCGGAAAAACGTGGGAGACTCAGGTTTCCGTCGAGCTTTTATCCCTAGGCTTCGATTTCCAGGCCAGCCAGATGCCCGTCCAGATCAAGAACCGGAAGGACGAATTGATTGCATCGGGGAAGATTGACGGATTCATTCTTTGGGACAAAAAGAAAATCCCCGTAGAAATAAAAACGATGAACATACACGTCTTTGACCAGATCCAAAACGTTGAGGATTTCCAGAAGAAGCCCTACCTCCGAAAATACACCCGGCAACTTTCCCTCTACATGTTCGGTAACAATGCGGAATTTGGCCTTTTCCTTGTGACGAATGGCCTGGGAGCTTGGAAGCTCCTACCCCTAACCCTTGACCTGGGGGAGTGTGAAGCCCTCCTACAACGCCTTGAGCGCGTCCATGAGTCCATCAAGCGCAAAGAATACCTCCCCCGCATCCCATACGATCAATCTATTTGCGGGAAGTGCCCTTTCTCCGTTCAATGCCTCCCCGACATCATGAACAAGCCCGCAGATTTCATAGACAACCCGGAGCTTGAGGCCGACGTGACCCGGCATGAGGAATTGAAGCCCCTTGCGTCGGAGTATGACGGTCTCCATGACAAGCTCAAGGAGACGTTTAAGGGGGTCGAAAAGGCTGTGGTCGGGACGCGCTGGATGATATTGAGTGTCCCGAGCCAGCGGACGACCTACGATCTTCCTCCCGAAGCGGAGGAGGAAATCTCCGCGATCAAAAAGGCTCACGCTAAAAAGGTTCCTGTCACGCGGATGGTAATTGAGGACTTGGACGCGAAGGCAAAAGAATGACCCGCACCCAAAACCTCCTGTATCTCTTTGAGACGAACGGGAACCAGTTAACGCTTAAGCAGATGCTGGACAACGGGTATCTAATCGGAAGTCGTTACACAAGCAGGGTAGACGACTTGCGGAAACTCGGATACTCCGTTACGTGCAAGCAAAACCGGGAGCGTCCGACGGAGAACGTCTATACCCTGTTACCCCCTGTCAGGGTTGAACCAAACGGGCAGGAGGTTTTCTTGTGAAATTCCGAATTGACGGACAGATACTATCGGGCAAGAACGCCATGCAGGTCACGCGCATGGGGAAACACTACCCGCTTCCCCGATTCGTCGCATGGAGGGCGGAAGTGTTCGGGCATCTTAAGTGCGCGTTCCCTCACGGTCTTATCCCGATTGATAAGCCGTGCAATATCGCCTTTGACTACTGGCCGGGTGACGCCCGACGCCGTGACGTTCCAGGGATGATTGACGCCATGTTCCATTGTTTCGAGCGTTTCGGGATCATTAAGGACGACTCACTCTTTGCAAACGTGAAATGGACTACGCATGAGATTGACCGGGAAAAGCCCGGATTAAACGTGGAGATATTCTAATGACCGACTCGAAAAAGATTGATGATGGAGGGAAGGTGCTTCGGGATGTGTTGGATGAAAGAAAAAGACAAGATGAAAAATGGGGGGAGCAAAATCACAACCCGTTTATTTATCTCACGATCCTCATGGAAGAAGTTGGTGAGACGGCGAAGGCGATTCTTGAAACAAGATATGGAGGACCGGAGGCCGGAAGGATTCGGGAGGAGGCTGTTCAGGTCGCCGCTGTCGCCATCGCAATCGTCGAATGTCTGGACCGTGGAAAGTGGAGCTGGAAGGAGTCCAAAGATGCCCGCTGATTCTGGAAAGGTGGGTATAGCGTGGATTGGCCTAAAAGGGATTTCAGTAGACTGCAAAATATGCGGGAAGAGGAAGGCTCCGCACGGACGAGATTGCCCTGGGGTAGTATGGGATTCGTGGTGCCATGATGATTGCCACGGGTATAATCAACCGCCACTCCCCGGATGTCTTTGGCCCGGTGAAACATCCATCGAGTATGGATATAAACACTGTATCAACGCAACAACAACTTACGAGATTATGGAGGACCCCGGTGTCGAATAATTCTGGAAAGGAGGCAGGGGACGGGGGGAGGCTGGCACATGTGGAAGATGGCGGGATGGTTTGCGGATTCCAGACGTGGGATTTAGTGGTCAATGGGATGCACGTAAGCGGGCATAACGACAAAAGTATCCAAGATTTGACGGCAGATAATATCAACCTGGCCGCCTCCCGCTGGGCCGCGCCGCTTGTGGAGGCTCTTGAATCTGTGCAATCCCAATGCTCTGGACATTGTGACGAGTTTTCGTGGAACGTGTGGATGATTTCTGAGAGAGCCTTAGAGAAGTTCAGGAAGGGTGAGTGATATGGAAGGGCTCCATAAAAACACGCGATGGCTAATGGCGTGGGGTGACAGGATGCTGGAATTACACGGACACCCGAAATCCGGCGACTGGTGCCGCGCGCTCGCCTACGCTGTTGGCGAAGCGGGAAACGACTATCCTTCGGACAACGCCCTCTTGAAGGCTCAGGAATGGGAAATTAATGGAATACCACATCAGGAGATTCCCGTTGAAGAATAAAAAGCGCCGCATCGTCCTGGGGGTGGGGGAATGTTTTTGGGTTAATCATGAACCATCCAGCGAAAGTGATTTGTGGTCAACTACGTGTGGGAACGACTTCATTATTAACGAGGGAACCCCGCATGAAAATCACATGAAATTTTGCTGTTATTGTGGCGGCAGGCTGAGGATGGGAAAATAATGCCGAGTCTTGGAGGAATCCCGGTGAAGCCGCCGAAGGGTTGGGTTTTGTTGACGGAAAAGGACATGGTAACTCAGGGGCAGAAGATATGGGATGGGAAGCGGAGGAGGCCCACGCAAATGGAGAGTGAACCGATGGCATTCAACAGGGAAGGACAGGGGGCTGTCATTGCCGGGATTCCGATATTGTATGAACTTTCGGACTCAGCTCTTAAACAAATTAACTCCGCCGTCGAATTCCGCGAGAAGGGGTTGAGGGAGAGAATTAATCGGTGGGAGACGCTATTGTCTTGGGGTGGAACTCCGCAGGTAATTGATGGATTTATACGCGCACAACAGGACCGAATTCACGCGTCTCAAGATGCCGAAAAAGAGCGCGACTCCCTCAAGCTCTCCAACGAGGAACTGGCCGCCGAGAACGAAAGGCTAAATAAAATGGTTCGGGAATTAAATGCCGCTCTAAATTTGGTGGACGCATACACGAAAGGATGCGAGGGACGGTTGGAAATAGCCCGCAAGTTTCTACGGATATTTGTTGACGGTGGCGAGTGGGAACACGAAGACCCGGAGTGTCCATGTGACGACACCTGCGAATGTGGAAACGCCAAGGAGATGAACGAAGTCCTGGACCCGAAGGAAGGAGGGGAACGTGGATAAACAATCGCAACAGATAGTTTTCGGTTATGGGAGTGTTCAGATGGAGGGATTCAACGACTCAAAAGATGGGTCGTTCGGATTGATCCTCTCCGCCTCGGGAACGCCTCATATCCCGTGCGAAACATTTGACTCTCCTCCTGAGAAAAACCACATGCCGCAACCGGGAGAGTTCTATCTACGGTTTAAGAACCGGGCGGGCTTGAAGGCCCTGATCTTTTCTTTGGTTGATCTAATGGAGAATGAAGGATTGGAGGGGAAGATGAGAAAGAAAGCCATGACCGAGAAGGTGGTTTGCCCAGCATATGAAAAGGGGGCTATTGGTTGCGATTCTTGTCTCCACCGAAAACCCCATAAGAAAATCGGCGGTCCAGATCAATGCAACTATCAAGGCGTTATGTGTCGAAAATGCCTCCCCCTCCCCCGCAGGAAGATGGGGAAGAAATGAGGGTTCTTGTTGCGTGCGAGTTTTCGGGTATCGTAAGAGACGCCTTCATTGCGCGAGGGCACGACGCTATGAGTTGCGACATTTTACCGACGGATAAACCGGGTCCGCATTATCAAGGGGACGTTTTGGACATTATTAACAATGGATGGGATTTAATGATAGCTCATCCTCCATGTACAAAGGTTTCTAATGCGGGGGCGCGTCATTTGTTCCCAAAAGGTGTGCTTAACCAAAACAGGCATAAAGAGGGGTTGGTAGCGAAAGAGTTATTTATTAAGTTGTTAAATTGTGAAATTCCCAAAATAGCAGTTGAAAATCCTATGCCGAGCAGCGTCTTCGAGTTCCCAAAATTTACTCAAATAATTCAGCCGTGGATGTTCGGTCACCCATACTCAAAAAGAACGTATCTATGGCTTCGTTGCCTTCCTGAATTAAAACCAACAAAAATAGTTGAAGTTTTGTCTAGCACAAAACAGGCTGGAAATTGGTTTAACCACGGAGGAAAGGATCGTCAAAAAAATAGGTCTAAAACTTTCCCCGGAATTGCAAATGCGATGGCAGATCAATGGGGATCATTAACCATCTCCACCTCCCTCCCCACTTCGGTGACGGGGTGATGTCTCAGTCAAAACTGTTTTGAAAGAAAGGGTTTTTTTTGACCTCCCCGGTGGCTTTGAGTCACAAGAAAGCGGAGACAAGGCATTGCGCTCGACGGAGGAAACCCTCTTGACACATTCCACGGAAAAAGGTTACATATGACTCATGGCGACGTAACTGAAGAACATGAAATTTGAGTCTCGGAGCGGAGAGTCACGCGCCGGGATTTTTTTATGCCCCCCTCGGGTGCGTCGCCAAAACCATCAAGAGGGGGGCACCTTTTTGTGAGTTGGATTGAGTCCCATCAAGAGATAGGACAGCACCCAAAAACCTACGCGCTTAGTACGGCGTTAAACGTCGAAATACCTACGGCGGTCGGCGTATTGCATTTGTTGTGGCACTTTGCGCTTAAGTTCGCCTGGAAAGATGGGGACTTGAAAAAGTTTACATCATCCCAAATTGCAAACGGGACGTTCTGGAAAGGAAATCCTGACGACTTTTTGAAGGCTCTCCAAGGAACGGGATGGCTCGACGGTAAAAAGGTGCATGATTGGATGGACTACGCTGGTAAGATTGTGCATGATCGGCTATACAACAAGTTACGCCGTAAAACGCCGTCAAACGCCGTACCGCGCCGTAAAACCCTCGCTACCTTACCTAACCTTACCGTACCTAACCGTACCTTACCTAACCAGAAGAGAAAAGTCCTTGAATCTAACGGCAAGGACTTTTCACCCCCGAATGGCTCAGAAGAAATCTTGGAGGCGGTTCAAGCCGCCGTTGACTTTAGCGGTGATGAGGGGTCGCGGGCGTTCTTTCAAAAGTCGGTTCGTTCGCTTGGTCCGGAAATGGTGCGGCAAGCTATCGGTGATGTGAAAATGCGCGGGGACAATGTTTCCTCGAAGTCGAAGTATCTTTGTGCGCTTTTGAAAGACTGGATGGATGGTAGGGGATTGAAAGTCTCCCCGCGACAAGGAGGGTGAAGGTGAAGAAAACAATCAGGGTGTGGATTTCAAGGGATGATTTTGGTTCAGAAAGGCCAGCCGAAAGAAATCCTAAAATCTACATGCATGAGCCATATAAAAACGGTGCGAAGGGTGTTGTTTGGTATGACTTCGCGGAAATCGTAACTCTTGGATTGAAACCGGGTGAATGCGCCCTTTTCGAGCTTCGCCGGGTGGGGAGAAAGGGCAAACGTGGAATTTCCTGAGTTCTTGGAAGGATTCAAGGAAAGGCACCGCGCTTGGTTTGGAGGGGTCCAAAGCTACACGCGGCCCCCTGAAACGCCAAAGAAGGCCATTTCCGGCCCATTGGAGTCATTCCAGAAGCCTGTTGCTATGCCAGTTTTACCGCTTGACGCCAAAGCAAGGGCAAGCGGGGAAGATTCCTGGGATGGGAGGGAGGAATAATGCGGGGTCCAATAATGCGTGATTCAATAATTCATCGAATCCTTTGCCGTCTTGGGGTTCACAGGTGGATTTGTAAAGTTGAGGATTTGGGAAACAAAACTTGCAGATTTAGAGGAGAATATATTTGCGATAGGTGCGGTCTAGTCGAAAGGGATAAGATGTTTAGAAGTTTCACTGGGAATTAAAAATGAAGACATGGCAGATTTTGTGTGTTGTTGCCGCTGTCCCAGTTATTGGAATCATTGGAGGACTTTTGTTGAACGCTTTGAGTGAATGGGACACATTTGAGCGGTATTTGGACGAGTTGAAGAAAAATGGAGAGAAGAAATAGTTTGATTCCCCGCCCCAACCGGGCGAGGGGGAGGAAGAAATGACGGAGGTGGAACTTGACGGAGAAGTAATTGCTCGATGCGAGTTTGGAGACGACGCTAATTTGGTTGCGAGTAATTACTTGAAGGACGAACGTTATCGTGGACGTATTAAGATGTTTTTCTGTGGGTTTCTTGAACGAAGTGAAACCGAAATAACAAAGTAACCGTCCAGATTTGGCGGCGGCGTGTCTTAAAAAATAACGGAGGTATCATGAAAACGACTGTGATTGATGGCGTCAAATACGTGAGGGAATCCGATATCCCGAAAGGGAAAGTTTCAATCCCAACAGGGGATAAATCAAACCCGTTCATGGAAATCGGTTGTGAGTATTTCGTCCAGACGGTAACGCACTACTACACGGGCCGCCTGATTTGGGTCGGTGAGAAGGAGTTGGCTTTCGAGGACGTTTGCTGGATTCCCGACACGGGACGGTTCAATGAGTTCATGAAAGGTTCACCCGCCAATGAGTCCGAGCCGTACAAGCAAGGCGATAAAATAATCATTGGTCGCGGTGCCTTAATCTCCATGTCTCCGAGGGGACTTATCCTCGCGGTGAAATAAATGAACGCCGCTGTTGCACGGATTGGATGGGAAAATTCGTGGTCGTGGTCGAGGTCGAGGTCGGGGTCGTGGTCGAGGTCGAGGTCGGGGTCGGGGTCGTGGTCGAGGTCGTGGTTGGGGTCGAGGTCGAGGTCGTGGTTGGGGTCGAGGTCGAGGTCGAGGTCGGGGTGATTCAAAAAAGTCTAGCCCGCCAAACCCCGGTCGCAAGGCCGGGGACAATTTCAGGGAGGAACCGAAAATGACGAACAAAGAGACAGGTTTGGAGGACCACAAGTGAAGCCATATACAGTTGTGTCGTTTCAAGGTTCTGAACCCTGGAAACGGTTGCGGGTGGTTGGCCCGTTCGATCATTCAAAGGTTGTCCATGAGTCTCATCGAGAACTGAATACGGGTGACGTTACGGCTATGCTCAGTCAAGCATTTGCGGATGGCCTTGAATGGGCGGGCCTGTGCCGGGAGTGCGGACAAAAAGATACCGGACAAACCGGGGAATATCCTTGCGTGAAATGTGGTTTGCCCGCGCTCCATGATGATGTTGATCCCCCTTCTACCGGGGCGGGGAAGGAGGAGGGGCTGTGAAAATATTCTACCGAATAATATCCTTTGGGATGATTTTTATATCCGCCTTCCAAGAGTGGGAAGGCCATCTCGACCAAGCAACGAACACAATGCTTTGGGCAATCTTTTATGCCCTTCTATTAATCGTCGAGGAAATAAGAAAGCCATGACCCGCCCGCCGGGATCGGAGGAGGCCCACGCAAATGGAGAGTGAACCGATGGCCAGGATTGAATACAACACAGATGGACCCGCCGGGTGGCTTGTGTATTTCGGTCCTCTTGAGGTTCATCGGTATGATCCCCACATGAAAGCATGTGCCGAATTATTGCGGGATCAAATTAACTCCGCCGTCGAATCCCGCGAGAAGGTTTTAAGGGACCGCATCACCTCCCTCGAATCCGAACTCTCGAAGGCGAAGGACCGACCGAAAAAGGTCTGCACGGTCTGCGGGGATGAAACGGAGTATGGGTGTGCCGACTGTCGGATATCTTTCAGGACAACAATATTCGTCTGTGGGAAACCGTCATGCCGGGATGAGCATGAGAAGGTGTGCCCGATTTTAATAAAGGAGTCCCCCGATGCCTGAACAGGAGAAGTTCGCAAGAGTTGAGAAACGGGATGGTGTCTTTCACATCATTCTGAGAGTTGGAATCCACGACTCTCCATTGTGGAACTTTGAAAACAAATCGTTTGCGGAAGGTGTTGCGTCCCAGCTTCGTGTCTGTCACGAAACCGTTCTCAAGGACCGCGAGCGGGCGGCGTTCGAGAGGGCGAAGGAAAGTATTTTCAAAAAGATCGAAGGTGCCGATAGGTGCCAGCATTGTCCCGATATTGGATGGTGGACAGGTCAAAACAAGAATACGGGGGATGCCGAACAGGTTCAATGCGAATGGTGCTCGACGGAAGAAAATAGTCTTTTCAACGTCATTCGCTCCATCAAGTCTCTCCGCTTCGAGGAGGGGAAATAAATGGGATTCTCTGGCGAATTGTGCGACGAGTGCAAGGGCGAGTCAGCGATATTGGGGAAAGTTTGTTGGCGTTGCGGAGGGAAGGGGATCGTTTATAGGCGTGATCCAGAGGTTGCGGAAACAGAGTTCGTCGAAGAATCCGGGGAGGAGTCCAAATGAAAACCATCAAGGTAGGGCAATACGTGAAGACGAGCGCGGGGGTTGGGAGGGTTGTGAGGGTGAGAGGCGATGAGGCGGATGTTTATGGTAAGGGGCTGATTGGCGGTGGAAATGAGTGGCGTGGACATTTTACATGGGCCATTTGGAAAAAATCGAATGGTCATTGGGGGAATAGTTTTGATAGAGGTTTACTCCTCCCCGCGAAGAAGCCCAGGAAGGGGAAATAAGGGATGGCATGGAGACTTGCCTTCCTCATTGCCTACGCGCTTTACGTGTGGTTCTGCTGGAAGATAACTAAGGACTAGGTGGGATCGTGAAGATCAACGAGAAAGTTGTCCTAACCGAAGAAGCTGTGAAAGAAGAAGTCCCCGGCTGTCTATCCGTGCCTCCGTTTACGGGGAAGGTCTTGAAGGTTTGGGAAACAGGGGACGGCGCGAAGCTTGTTGATGTCCGCAACGAACACGGGGTAGAGAGGCTACCGCATGAGACGACGTATCACGAAGACTATGTGACCGTGGAATTCTAGCTGGACCCCTTGACAAGTAATTCAGCATGACTTAGAATTGCCTTGCGAGCGTGACGCCCCAAGGGGGTCGTCCTTGAATTCATTTGTGGCGCATGCTCGCACGTTCGCCAAATCCCTCTCTCGTCTTACGACGGGGGAGGGATTTTTATTTACCAAAAGAATCAGTCCGCATAAGCCTTGCCCGAGGGGGTAAAATGACAGTCTTAGGCGACACTGAGCAAAAGGAATCCGAGGTTGACCCGTACGTTCTTTTGTCCCAAGCCAAAAATAACCAAGAAATGTTCCAGAGGTTTCAACAAGCAATTCTTGGTGGTAACTTCAAAGGGAATTCGGCGCGGTCAGTTTCGGATGGTTTGGCTTTCCTTGAAAATGTATTAAATCAAGTGGAGGGGCAAATTACATTCTTGAAGTCCGCGATTCAGAAGAAAGCCTCCGAAGAAAAAAAGGGGAAAGTATAATGGGCCGCTTGCCTGGATTTCCAAGATCAATAGCAAGTCCTCCGAATACTGTAGTTGGCCCGGTTGAAATGGAGATATCAAAACCCCCAGCCTCTGTGGAAGTCTTTTACCGAATCGCAAAGGTTCCCGGTGAAATTGCGAATACAGCCGTGGAAGAAATGACGATCCAAGGGGATAAGATTTTGGACCGAAAGATTGTGAGTGACAGGGACAACAGGATTGGAACGGAAGCCCGTTTAATGGCAATCATGACACGGAGGGACCGATGAGGTTTATTGTTAGATTCCTTAAGGCGGTTGGAAACTTCCTCGACCATCGGTTCCCAGAGAGAATGACGGTTGAGGAAGTCTTGACCGCGTTTAGGGCTGAAAAGGAATTCCATAGAGTTACGCTCAAGAAAATGGAAGACCGTGTGATTTTGTTGGAAGATCAGCACAACAAAATGGTGACGAAAATCACTAGCCTTCAAGTGCTTTCAGGTATTCGTGGGGCTATGGCGGAAAGGGAATAAGAAACGTGACAAAAACGTTGAACGGTTCGCGTCAATTTGTTGGAGACGGGCATCCTGGTCCGGGGCGTCCGAAGGGATCGCGTGACAAAAAATGGGCGAATCTCGAATACTGGTATGGCCTCGTTATAAACGAGTGGAAGGATTTGAAGCCAACGGACCGTGCCTGGATTGCAATGGCGGCGTTCAAGGCTTTGTTAGGAAGGGCGCAAATTCCTTTGACTTCCGAAGAATCTGTGCAGAATGTTAACCGGGCGTTGGCTACGTTAAAAATGCTTGAGGAGGCGGGGCAAATTGTCGCCAACAATGCAGGACGTGAAGGAAGCGATTTATCTCGCGTGGAAAACGGGGCGGTTAAAGTACAAGTTACAGCCTAAGCAACAAAGGGTTTACGACGCGATAAAAGCTTCACCGCCCGAAGATGTTTTGCCCGTAATATGTTCGCGGGGCTTCGGTAAGACTTTCATCGGAAGCACGTTAGTAATGGAAGAAGCGGCACCGGAAGGCGACGAACAGATTTTGATTATCTCCGCGACGTTAAAGAAGTTGCGGACCATAGTAAAACCGGCTTTTGACACTTTGCTCTTTGACTGTCCCGAGGACTTGAAGCCGAAGTATAACGGGCAAGACAGCTACTACCAGTTCCCCGGAGGAATCCGAGCGCATCTTGTGGGCGCTGAGATGGGCCACATTGAGGACATCCGTGGAATCCACAAGGTCAAGCTGGTGGTCATTGATGAGGCGTCTTTCTTTGGGGATGAGGACGACAGCTACCCCTTAGACTACGTGATTGACAACATTCTTAATCCGATGTTCTTGAGGACGAAGTCAAAGCCGAGAACCATCATGACGACGACGCCGCCGGAGATTCCTAATCATCCGGTGGATAAATACATAGACGCGGCGGAACTGAAAGGAAACCTGATTCGGTTTGATATTTACGAGTCAGACATTCCTCCCGAGAAGATCGAAGAGGCAAAGCGGCGCTGTACTAGTCAAGACGCATGGGACCGGGAATACTTGTGCAAGCGAGTTTACGACACGCAAAGGCTGATTGTTCCCGAATGGAACGAAAAGCACATTTACACGGTTTCGGACACGTCTCCGGTTACACGGTTTCATGACAAGTATTTCAGCATCGACACCGGGACGACGGATAAGACGGTTGGGTTGTTGGGATACTACGATTTCACGAAAGCGGCTCTTTTCATAGAAGATGAGATTGTAAGGGAAGGCCGGAACTGGACGACCCTGGACTTGGCCGAAGAAATCAAGGCAAAGGAAAAAGAGCGATGGATAAACAGTCTGCCAGTCTATCGAAGGATCGGGGACTCGGACAACCAGATTCTACTCATGGATTTTTCCCGACTTCACGGCCTCTCGATATCGGCTACCTCGAAAGATTCTTTGAATGCGATGGTAAACAAGGTAAGGTTGTGGGCAAACGCGGGAAGGCTAAGAATCAACGCAAGGTGCAAGCTTCTCTTGCAGACGATCAAGGGCGGAATATGGAACAAGAAAAAGGACGAGTTTGCGCGGTCGGTTATACTTGGACACATGGACGCGCTGGCCGCGCTTGTTTATTTGGTCCGAAACGTGGACGAAGTGCATAACCCGATACCGCCCGATTTTAACGTGAATTACGCGAACCAGTATTTCGACAAGAGCAAGGCGGCGCCGGGAGACGCGGCGCAGAAGATACACCGGGCTTTGATTGGATCGAATCCGTTTATGCGGAGGGATTCATGAAGTGTTCATGCAAGGAAGGGGAATTCAAGGTCTTGCGTCCGGCCAAGAGCATGAAAGGCTATTGGATCGTTGGGGCCATTGTAGGGAGCGACAAAAAGGGAATGACCTACACGACACGGGTTTTGCATCCGAAAGATTGTTTGAATGAGATTGTGCGGTTGCGGGATAGGATTTTCAAAGACCATCCTGGTATCAAAGAGATTTTCGGGGATCAATAATGACCGAGACTAGCACACAGCAAAGGAACACGAACACCCAGCTTGAGGACTATTTCGCCCTAAAGGACGGGACGGAATTAGTCAATGCTTGCATGAAGCGTATTGACGATTACGCCTCATACGTGGAAAGGACCGGAAGGCTGGCGACATGGAAGCGGGCTTACAAGAAGCGTTACATCGGGACAATCGAAGGCTCACGGATTCGGACGGCTGGGGACAAAAACCAATTTCTCATTACGCAGAACAATCACTTAGGAAACATTTGCAATCACATCATCAACAACGTCACGGGATCGAAACAGAATCTTACCCCTCGGGCCACAAACTCCGATTTTCAAAGCCTCGCGCAGACCAAAGTAGCCAAGAACGTTTTAACCTACTACACGGACAACGGTTTAGAGGATCGGCACGTTTTGGCGGCGGACATCTGCTTGACATTTGCCACAGCTTTTATTGAGGAGCTTTGGAATCCAACGGACGGAAACGATATTGCGGTCAATCCTGAAACTCAAAAGCCAATTAAAGACGGTGACGTAAACTGGTATGTGTATTCTCCCCTGGACGTGTTCTATGACGTTACGGTAAACAGCGCGGATGATTGCCAGTATTACATCACGCGGAAGTGGATGAACAAATGGGAGCTTGCGGCGAAGTTCCCTAATGCCGAGCATGATATTTTGTCTTCCGTTTCTTCCGTTGGAAACATGAAGAAGATGCACTTCGGGCACCCTATTTACGAAGGCGAATCTGATTTGGTTCCTGTCTATACGTTGATCCACAAGAAGAACGCGGTAGTCCCCGAAGGTCGGTTGTGCATGTTCGTCGAATCGGGCGACACAGTTCTAATTGATGGGCCTCTCCCCCATAAGCAAGTTCTACACAGGCTATGCGCACAAGAACAACCCGGAAACGCCTTCGGGACTTCGGTAGTCTTTGACCTCCTCCCTTTGCAAGAAAACCTAGACATGTTGGAAAGCACCGTCGCCACGAACCAGGCCATGTTCGGGGTGCAGACGATTTGCGGGATTAAGGGCGCGGGAACGGATGTGAGCTTTTTGGATGGGGGCTTGCGGTTCATCGAAACATCCCCGATGCCTGGGGTTGATACCAAGCCAACGACGTTGAACCTTTTGCATACGGACCCGGAAATCTTCAAACAAATGGATCATCTGATCCAGCAAATGGAGATTATCAGCGGAGTTAATAGCGTCATGCGGGGACAGCCGGAAGCGTCCCTTAAAAGCGGATCGGCTCTTGCTCTTGTAGCTTCTCAGGCGATTCAGTTCCTAAGTGGATTCCAGCGGAATTACATCAACCTGATTGAATCCGTTGGAACGTCGTTGATAGACATTCTAAAAAACTACGCGAAGGCTCCGCGTCTTATCGCCGTCGCAGGGAAATACAACACTCAGTATATACCGCAGTTCACCGGGAAAGATATTGCGAACATTGACCGAGTGACTGTTGAAGTCGGAAACCCTCTTGCCCAGACAACGGCGGGACGTTTGCAGATCGCCCAAGACTTGCTCCGTGTTCCTGGGATGATTAAGGACGCGAGTCAGTACCTTTCGATCATTGAGACTGGAACGATGGAAACCCTCGTCGAAGGAGAGTCGGCGCAACTTCTCCTAATCAAAGAGGAAAACGAAGCCTTGCTTCGTGGTGAGGACGTGATAGCGGTTATGGGTGACGACGACCCGAAGCACGTTCTTGGACATAACAGCGTCCTTGCAAACCTTGATGCCCGAAAGACTCCCAAAGTAGTCCAAGCCGTCCTGAAACATAACATGATGCACATACAGAACGCGAAGGCGATGGACCCAATTTTAGCGGGGATGCTACAGCTTCCTGTCCTGAATCAACCCGCACCGCCCCCGCCTCCTCAAGCAATTCCACCTAAGCCGGGAGATAACGCCGCTCAGGTCATGCACAACGGTAATCCCGTCACGAATTTGGCAGACAAAGTAAAGCTTCCAAATATGCCACAGCCCGCAGGGGTTGGAAACAGATGAATAAATTTTTAATTCTACTTTCCATGTGCTTAATCCCGTGTGTGTGTATTTCTGATTGGAATAGTTCCGGTCCACAGGGGCAAGACGGTATTCCTGGTATTCAAGGGCCAAAGGGGGATACTGGAGATATTGGGCCACGGGGACCACAAGGGGACACAGGGCCTCAAGGACTACCGGGAATTAAGGGGGATAAGGGTGATACCGGGGATACCGGTATTCAGGGACCAGTCGGTCCACAAGGACAGACAGGATTAACAGGATCAAACGGCTCTCAGGGCGTTCAGGGCATGAAAGGTGATACAGGCACAGCGGGGATACAGGGACCGCAAGGAATCCAGGGCGTTAAAGGTGATACGGGGAGCATTGGTCCCACAGGACCGAAAGGTGATACCGGGTCGCAGGGTCTAACCGGGCCAACGGGATTGACGGGAAACACCGGACCTCAAGGGGCAACAGGTTCACAAGGTATTCAGGGGCCAACAGGCGCAACCGGAAACACGGGGGCCACAGGAAATACAGGTCCGCAGGGGTTGCAGGGTCCAACAGGAAACACGGGATCGCAGGGCGCAGCGGGGAGTACAGGTCCAATGCCGACCGTTACCGGAACGGGTTGGGCGCACGCGACAGGCGGGGCATGGGACGCGGCGTCGTCAACACCTACTGCCGCCCAAGTGGGAGCCGCGTCTACATCCCACAGCCACGCGGAATCCGATGTGACCAATTTGGTTACAGACCTCTCTGGGAAACAGGCGACGTTGACGCGGGCCACGGGCGCGATGGTTTACTCGTCTCTCTCAAATGGAACGCTTGCCCTGGCCTTTGGGACGAACTCATGCGTTAAGGTTACTCCGACGGCGACAAACTCATTTACAACGACGGTCCCTGCGTCTGGGAACGTGGGACAACTCATCATCCTCACAAGCGGGACAAATTCCTATACCATGACCTTTGGGACTGGATTCAAAAGCACGGGAACGATTGCCACGGGGACGACGAGCGGGAAGTATTTCATCTTTAACTTTGTGTCCGATGGAACATACATGGTTGAAGCAAGCCGGACAGTTGCACAATGATTTCTAAAAAGATGTATTACGGAGGAATTATGAAGAAGATTGCTCTCATCGTCGGCGGGTTTCTTGCTCTTTCTACTTTCACGGCGGCTCTGTGCCATTCGGAAGACAGGGTTTACAGCAATTACCTGATTAACGAGCCTGCCTTGTCTTACAGCAAAAACGTTGACTTGAAGCTCGACGCCATTGACGATCTTTCGATGCAAGCGATTTACTCAAGCGCGACGCTTTCAACGGGATCATTTAACGATGGGGTTGCCTCAACCGGAAGTATCACGGTTGCCAGCACAAGCACGTTGACGGGAAAGAGGGTAGCGATTGCCGGATATCCATTAACGGAAGGATCGGAATGGACGGCGGTTGCGACGGCCAGCGGGTGTGCAAAGGCTATCTCGGACGCGGCTATGGCGGACGTGAGGATTAATGCTCTTGTGGTTTCCACCTGGACGAGTGGGGGAGTTGTGGTTTCCACGGCCCTTGCCAGCGGAACGGCGGGAAACGCTTATACCCTGTATTCGTCGACCCCGACGGCTCTTGTTGTTTCGGGTGCGGTGTTTACTGGTGGGGCCGATTCAAAAGTCAACACGACAACGGACAAAATAACGGTTGCGAATCACGGGTATTCAACCGGGACGCCTCTATTGCTCACGACTACGGCGGGGACGGCTCCGACAGGATTGACTACGGGAACGACCTATTACGCCATTGTGAAAGACTTGAATACGCTCCAACTCTCCAACACGTCAACTGGCTCGGTCGCCGGACTTAACATCAATATGACCGCGCAGACGGTTGCGGGTGGTGGGACTTTCACGTTAACGCCTACGCCCTTCGCAGGGACTTATTCTCTCGCGTGGTGGGGATCGAATGACGACACTAATTGGTTCTCTCTTTCCAACGCCACGGGAGTGACATATTCCTCCCCTGGGACCATCTCATGGGATGGTCCCATATATTTTCTCTGGCTCCGTTGTGCGGTAACGGCTGGGACCGGCGGAGGGTTGAAATTGCAGATCATCGGAAACGGAAAGAGGAAAAGCTAATGAATCCTGTTGGATCGATTAAGCTTCTTGCGCGAAAGGCATCATGGGGCCTATTTGTTAGTGTCCTACCTGTTAAAATGGAAGGGCAAAAGCATCTTGTTATAAAGAGTATAGAGTGGGAAGAGGTTCTCAAGGATTCTCCTTATAGTCTCGAACATTCAGAGTCTATTAATTTATCAATACAAGATGCTCAGTTGCTTATTGATGATCTCTGGTCCGCAGGATTGCGCCCGACAGATGGAACTGGCTCTGCTGGGGCAATGGCCGCGACTCAAAAACATCTTGAAGACATGAGAACGCTTGTATTCAAAAAAGAGGAGCATAAATAATGACGACCGCCGCGCCTGTTAAGCCTATGCCTGTTTCCGTGAAGCCTGTTGTGCCTCCGGTAGTTGATCCGAAGGCCCCGGTAGTTCCCGCCGCCGAAGTCAAAGAGGTTGACCCTCTTGAAAAGGAACTTGCTGAGAAATGGGGGGAGGATTGGGAAAAGGCGTCGCCTAGAGTAAGAGAGCGTACGATGGAGGCTGAACGGAAGGTTAGGGAAGCTGATAAACGTTTCCAGCAGATAGCCAAAATCCAAAAAGATTACGATCTTTCTAAATCGCAAATGGCACAGCTTGTGGAATTAATTAAAAGAGACCCTTGGGCGGTTTTGGAAAATCCTGCACTAAGCCTGGACCCTGACAGGCTTGCAGAGGAGCGTGTGTGGAAGAAGATACAGCGTGAGCAGATGGACCCGAAGGATCGCGAGATTGCGGACTTCAAGGCGAGGGAAGCCGCAAGACTCAAAGCCGATGAAGAAGCGAAAACCGCGCAACAGAGAGAAGCGGACAAACAGGCCACTGAGGCGGCTAAAGCAAAATTCAAGACCATGATTGACGCGGCAATAGCCGAGGAGAAATTACCGAATACTCAGAAGGTCGTCCAGCAAATCGCCTATTACATGCGGTTGCAGAAAGTCGCGGGAAAAGAAATAGACATGAAAGCCTGTGCCGCCGCGACGAAGAAAGACTTTATCGACTGGACCGGGCAATTCATTGAAGGACAGCCGGACGATCAGCTATTGACAAGCATCCCAAAAGGTGTTATAGATAAGCTAAGAAAAGCGGACTTGGCGGCACTTCGGGCGGCTGGACTTGCCCCGAAGCCTGGGCCGAAACCCGCCGGGAGCAAGAAAGAAGAAAGGCCGAAAGAGACTCCCGAAGAATGGCGAGAACGAATGAGGGCCGCGAGAGGACGATAAAGATTTGTTCCTGTGCGGCGAGATGACGCACAACGGCAATCTAGAGACTCCGGCTAGGCCCGTGTCGGAGAAGACCGTACCCTAGTTAACGAGCCGCGCTTGTATAGGGGAACCTGGGGCAGGACCAGGGAACAAAGAAGTTTTGCCGTAAAACGTGAGCCACCGGGAAACCGTCTCGCGTTCATCGTAGCACCGAATTACGGATGAGCAACCGCCATTGTGCGACTCTCCCCGAAAGTGAAAATACTTTCAAAGGAGACGCACAATGTCCTCAGATACGCTTACCACTCTAAACGGGCTTACCAAAGAGAAATACGGTGATTCCGTTATCAACGTCGTTCCGTCTTTCGCCAAAATCCTGAAAATGACGAAGTTCAGTCAGCGGGATAAAATCGGCGCGCATTACAATCAGCCTGTCATTCTCTCCAACCAACAGGGTATCACGTTCGGTAATTCTTCCTCGACGCTGCCCCTGTCCCTCAATGCCTCGATTGCCATGACGATGGCGAACGCCTCGATTTCTTCGACGTTCTTTGCCCTCCGTGGACAGATCGGCGTTGATGCTATCGTCCGTTCCGCTTCTCAGGATCAGGCGGTGGAAGATGCGTTGGAGCTGTTCATTTCCAACATGGTCGAATCGGAAAGCTCCTACATCGAATCCGTCTTGATGTATGGCGGCTCGGGCCTTGCGAAAGCCGCGACCACCCCGGCCTTCACGGTCACGGACACGATTACGACTGTCGTGCCTTTGGCTGATATGGCTCCTGGGTTGTGGTCTGGCAAGGAAGGCGCGAAGGTCAACTTCTACAATTCGACCTCCCTTGTTAGCTCCGGCGCAGATGCAATCTTCACCATCTCCCTGGTTGATGTCGTCAATAAGACCTTAACCGTTGTGGGGACCACGGGTGGGACGACCACGCTCCAAGCCCTCACTGGAACGGCGTTGGATGTCTATTGGATCGGTGCCTATGGCGTCGAATTCAAGGGCCTTCAATACACCTGCGGCAACACGGGGAGCCTCTACGGTATCAACGCGGCCACCTACTCCCTGTGGGCTGGCTCGACGTTTGACGCCGGGGCTGGGGCGTTGACCTTCGGTAAGCTTCAAGAGGCTATCGCTCTTGCGGTGGGCCGTGGGTTGAATCAGGATGCGGATGTTATCGTTTCTCCTCAGACCTGGGCGAACCTGTTGAACGATCAGGCTGGACTCCGACGTTATACGGGTTCCGATACCGCCATGAAGAACGGCGCGGGGGAATTGGAGTTTGAAAGCTCCAACGGGAAGTTGACCATTATCCCGCACGGGTATATGAAGCCGACTATGGCTTTCATCGTCCCCGACCTTGGTAAGTCTTGGAAGCGGATCGGTTCCACCGAGCTTGCGTTTAACCCTGGCGTCAAGAATCCTGACGAGTATTTCGTCATTATTCAGGACGCTCTTGGTTACGAGACTCGGCTTGTGTCCGACACCGCCTTGTTCCTTGAGACGGCCCCGGCGCGGTGTTGCCTCATCAGTAACATCAGCAACACCACGAACTAAGGAATTGAAATGCCCCCGCCTCCTGGGTAAAACCGGGGGGCGGGGGATGTTTCTAAACGAAGGAGGACGGAAACATGTCCAGTCAATTGAAGGTCATTTTCACCGTAAACGACAATGCCGTTACCACGGGGAACAAACTCAATATCGCCTCCGCGACTCAGACTTTTCAGGGTCTTGAAAGGTGGGTAGGACGGATCGTTAACGGGTCCATTTCTGCCCGTGCGCGTTTCGATATTGGACCGACGAAGGCTTACAACCAAATCACGTTTGCTTCTTTCGCGGACTCCGATACGGTCACGATCAACGGTGTTGTTCTTACGGCAAAAACCTCACCGAGTGGAACGGCTCAATGGGCAGTCGGTGCCAGCGACTACGCTTGCGCGGATAACTTGGTTGCGAAGATCAATGCTTCCGCGTTGGGATATATCGCTAACACGGTATATGCCTACCGAAAAGCGACTCTGGCGTTTTCGTCTTTCGTGACCACGAATTACGTGACAATCAACGGCGTTGTCTTTACTGGCAAAACGACCCCGGCGAGTGATTTTGAATTCGGGATCGGGGCTAACAACACCGCCACTTGTCAAAACTTCGTTCGGTGTATTAACAGAATCAAAGAGAAATTCCCTTCGCTTCAAAGCATCCGCACCGTTACCGAGTCTGCGGGGACGGCGACGATTCTTTGCGATGGGTCTTTGAGTGTGGCGATTTCCACCCACGGGACCGCCGCGATGAAATACGTTGTTTTGGAGTCCGTCGTCGGTGGTTACATCGGCAACTTGCTTACTCTCGCGATTTCCGCCCGTGGCTCTGTAACTGGCGCGAACTTCGCGGGTGGAGTTGACGGTACGATCGTTGACAAGCAAAAAGGAGTCGTCGTTTAAGGGGGAAATATGCCGAAAGATAACGAATCCGAAGCTCTTGATTCCTTGATGGAAGACTCCGAGAAGGAAGATGCAAAGGCGTTGTTTAATCCCACGCCTGTTACTGTCCAGGTCATTGTAAACGCTGGCGGTGGACACGCGGAGCCTGACGGGGATGAAGGGGAAGAAGGACAGGCGGGGGCGTTAAAGAAACTGACCGGGGGGAAGTAATTGCCTGTCCTTGGTCCCGACTTCACAGTCGATAATATAGTCGCTTCTGTTAAGCGGCGGGGAATGATTCCGACGAACGGGTCAACATTCTCCGCCGCTGATATTGTGGCGTTACTCGACGACGAAATGAGGTCTAAGGTAATGCCGGTTGTTAAGGCATTGAAAGATGAGTTTTGGGTAACGTCTCAAGATCAACCGATTATCTCGGGGACGACTTCCTACCAAATTCCATATAGGGCAATGGGTTCGTCCCTTCGTGATGTTGTTTTCGTTGACACCAACGGGAACGAATTAGCTCTCACGCTATACGATCCCACCGACACTAAATTCCCTGTGCGTCCTGTTGGCTCTCCGCTGTTTCAATACGGTTACTACTGGAAGGATAATTCGATTGTCCTTTGGCCGACAACCATGTCGCAATACACGTCATACTCTCTCAGAATGAAATACGAGCGTCGCCCGAATAACCTAGTTATGGCGGCGGATTGCTCTCAGGTTACGGTTATCGCAGGGAATAAGGTGACAGTGGCGGCGGCTCCTGCAACGTTTGGAGCTACGGCGACCTACGACGTTATCAACCACCTCCCGCCGTTCAACAGCCTTGCCGATGATTGCACGTTGACTTTATTCTCGGGTAATGACCTAACTTTCACGACGCTCCCCGCTGGTATATCCGTTGGAGATTGGGTTTGTCTTTCGATGCAATCCCCTATCCCTCAAATTCCTTACGAGGCTTTTCCTTTACTCTCTCAATACGGTGTCGTCCGCGCCCTGGCGTCCATCGGTGATATGTCCGCGCTTCCCGAGGCCAAGGGTGAACTTGCCGATATGGTCTTGAAGTTTAATTCCCTCCTGGCCCCTCGCACCGAAGGGACCCCAAAGACTCTTTCAGGAAGAAATAATATCTTCAACTTCTCCCGTAACATTAACGGAAATCTAGGCCC